CCGCCTGAGGTCGCGCCGCGCGGGCGCGCCGCGGGGCGCTCGCGCCGCACCCGACCGGGCGGCCTAGGCTCTGGCGGAATTCGCTCGGCGCGCGTTTTTCTCCGTCAACATTTTCCCGGACGGCGAACTCTTAACGCGCACGGAATGGCCAAGAAAGCCCCTACGCCGCGCGGGCGGCTCGAGCTCGGTGCTCGGATCCGCGCCGCGGCCGCCAAGGCCGAGCTCGCCATGGCCGCGCTCGCGCCAGAGGCCGTCGAGAAGACGATCTGGTCCAGCCCTGCCGGCAAGAAGCGGCTGGCAAAGCGCCTCGCAGCGATGCTGCCGCCCCACCGGGTCTACGTCGAGCCGTTCGCGGGCTCCGCAGCGGTGCTCTTCAACAAGGAGCCGGCTGAGCTCGAGGTCATCAACGACGCCGACACCGGCGTCGCCGACGCGTACCGGCTCATCAAGGGCCTGACGCCGCAGCAGCTGACGCGCCTGGAGAAGCTGCCCTGGACCGGCGACAAGGACACCTTCCTCCGGCTCTACGACAGCACGCCGACCAGCGACCTCGCGAAGCTGCATCGCTTCCTGTACGTCACGCACTTCTCGTACATGAAGAGCCGCCGCCGCGGCTTCTCGCCGACGCATGCGGGCGTCCCCGCCACGACGGTCGCTCGGCTACGCAAGCACGGGCCGCGGCTGGCGAAGGTGCGCATCTACGGCAGCGACTACGAGCCGGTCGTCCGCAAGTACGACGGGCCCGACACCGCCTTCTTCCTTGACCCGCCCTACCACGGCTTCCACGCGGCGGTCGGAGAGGCGCAGTTCCAGGAGCGGCGCTTCGCCAACGTCCTGAAGGACCTCAAGGGCAAGTGGCTCTTGACCTACGGCGTACGCGGCGAGCTGCCGCGGCTGCTCAAGGAGGCGGGCTACCCGGTCAAGCGGATCCGCACGAAGCGCGCGATTCGCCGTGGCGTCGGCGGCGACGGCCCAACCCTCATGACGCAGATCGTCTCGGCGAACTACGACTTCGTCAAGAAGGCCGCCTCTCCGTTCGAGGACCTCGACCTCGAGGACTGGGACGGCTGTGAGGAGACGGAGTTTCGGATCGCGGCGCCCATCCTGAAGGCCGAAGAGGGCGAGGAGCGCTACGTGCTCGGCATCGTGCTCGAGCCCGAGACCGTCGACGCCCAGGGGGACATCTACTCGGCCGCCGAGATCCGCAAGGCCGCTCATCGCTTCATGGAGGAGTTCGGCGGGCTTGGCCTCCAGCACCAAGTCCGCGTCAATGGCCGCGTCAAGGTGCTCGAGAGCTACCTCGCTCCCCAGGACCTCGACATCGACGGCACCGCGGTGAAGGGTGGAACCTGGCTTCTCGCTGTCCGCGTCCTCGACGACGAGCTGTGGTCGATGGTGCGCGAAGGACAGCTGACCGGCCTATCCATCGGCGGCACCGCTCGTCGGGGGCCGGCGGAAGGACAGGCGTGATGGCTGACGAAACCAACACTGAAGAGCGCGACGTCACTCGGCTTCACGACATGGAAGTCGAGGAGGTCTCGCTCGTGGACCGAGCGGCGAACAAGCGCCGCTTCTTGATCGTGAAGAGGAGCAACGCGATGGCCAAGAAGAAGACCACCGCTGCAGGCCCGAAGAAGGGCACTGCTGCCGTCAAGCAGGTCGAGACCGCCGACCAGGACCTCGCCGAGAGCGAAGGCACCGACGACGGGGACAGTTCCGATGCGACCATGGGTGACGACCAGGGCGGCGGCGACGACGGTGATGGTGGCGCCGACGGTGACGCCGGAGCTGGCGACGACGCCGACACCGATGGCGACGGCGGTGACGCCGGCACCGGAGGCTCGACGTCGCAAACCGCGGGTGCGTCGGGGACCGCGGCGCCCGTGGCGAGCGAGGCCGTGGACGCGACGGCGCTGACCAAGGCGATCGTCCAGATGACCGACGCCGTCCAGGAGCTGGCTGACGCCGTCGACGTCGTATCCCAGCGGGTCGACACGATCGAGAAGGCGTCCAAGAAGAAGCCCGCCCCCCCCGCGCCAACCGATTCGGACGACGACGAGGAGGGCGACGACGAGGAGGGCGAGGAGGACGCCGACCCGCCTCCGCCGCGCAAGAAGTCCAAGAAGGCCAGCCCAATCACGAAGAAGCTGGCCGGCGTTCGCACCGCCCTCGGCGTGAAGCCGCCGGCCACGGCCGGCGAGGACGCCCTCGCTTCCATCCAGAAGATGCTCAAGACGGTCGCCACCGACCTCGGGGCGATCAAGTCCGGCCTCGCCGATCAGAAGTCGCGCGTGACCCGTCTCGAGAAGCAGACGGGGGTGCCGTCCAGCCTCCCGGCGGAGGGTGGCACCAAGGCGAAGCCCCGCAAGGTGAGCTGGCCACTCGACCTCAACGCGCCTGTCGACAGGGATTCTGTCGGGAAGGACGTGTCCTTCCACGGCTCCGCCGACTGAAGCCGCGCCTCCCAGACACGAACCTCACCTCTCTTCTCTCGGGCCTGCCCACGAGTCTCGTGGGGGCAGTTCCAGCCTACAACTCGCACGCTGAGCTAGCCGCTCGGCTTCCTGATCCGGCGGAGACGAACCGGACATGAGCCGAGGTCTGCCCGCCAGCGGAGCAAAAGGAGTTACTCAGTGGGTCTCCACAATCGCAGCCTGATCGAAAAGGCTGACCTGGCGCTGCAAGACCTCATCACCGGTGGTGGCTACCTGCAGCCCGAGCAGTCGCTGAAATTCATGCGCCTGCTCATCAAGCAGTCGAAGCTCCTGCAGATGACGACCGTGCGCCCGATGAAGGCGCCGAAGGCGAGCGTCTCGCAGATCAAGTTCGGCTCGCGTGTGCTTCGCCGCGGCGCAGAGAACGTCGCACTCACCCAGGCCGAGCGCAGCAAACCCGACTTCAAGATCGTCGAGCTCGACGCCAAGCTTTTCAAGGCCGAGGTGCATCTCGACGATGAGGTGCTCGAGGACAACATCGAGGCTGGCGACTTCCGCCAGACGGTGATGGAGCTCCTCAGCGAGGCCATCGCGCGCGACGTCGAGGAGCTGGTCATCAACGGCGACGTGACCTCGACCGACCCGTTCCTGTCGACGCTCGACGGCATCCTCAAGCAGTCGACCAGCCACGTCGTCGACGCCGCGGGCGGTCCGATGTCGAAGGACCTACTCGACGACCTGCTCCGCTCGCTTCCGTCGGAGTACCGCTCCGACAAGACGGCGCTTCGGTTCCTGTGCGCCGTCGACAGCGAGCAGGACTACCGCAGCACGCTGGCCGAGCGCGCCACCGCCGCCGGCGACCGCTTCCTCGAAGAGAGCCCGCCGGTGATGTACAGCGGCGTGCCCCTGGCGCCGATCCCGCTCTGGCCGGAGAACCTCGGCCAAGCGGCGAACCGCACCTCGATCGTCCTCACGCATCCCAAGAACCTCGTCGTCGGCATCTGGCGCCAGATCCGCTTCGAGACTGACCGGGACATCAGCGCCGGCCACCTGAAGATCGTCGCGACCCTTCGCTTCGACACCAAGTACGTCGAGGAGAACGGGGCGGCGAAGGCCATCGGGATCGCGGCCGCTTAAAGCTGACGAAACCGCCAGAGAATCTTGAAACGGCTGCGCGCGCCCGTCGGTGCGCGCGGCCCGTCGGTGGCGCGTAGTCGCGCCCCCAGGAGAGCCATGGAGACCCTACTCGTACGACTGAAGGCATTCGATCCGCGGCGCGGTCACGTGCTCCGCCGCTACACGTATCGCGGAGTGAAGTTCGACGGCGCTCACGGCTGGTACCGCGTCGAGAAGGGCGTCGCGGACTACCTGCGCGCGGTCCGCCAGGTCGACACGGATCCGCACTCGCCGCTAGCGTTCGAGGTGGCAACCGAGGCCGATGCGCGGCGCCTCGACGAAGAGGAGGCAGCGCAGACCCGGCCGACGCGCGCCACCGATGAGATCCCGCTGGCAGTGCCCCGCTCGCCGGCGGCCGGCGCCGTCACGACCGCGGACCTTCCTGACGGCGCTCTCACCGGCGCCATCGCGACGGAGGCGCCCGGCCTCGGTCGCCGTGGCCGCAAGGGCCAAGAGTAGCGAGTTGTACGCGACGCTCGACGATATTCGGCTGGAAGGCGTCCAGCCGGGGGACGCCGACGACGCGCGCGTGCTCGCGGCCGTCGAGGAAGCATCGCGCCTCGTGGACCAGCTGTGCGGCTGGTACTTCGAGCCGCGGCTCGCGACTCTGCGCCTCGACGGCCGGGGGGCGCCGACGATGTGGCTGCCCGTCCCACCGATCCGGCTCGAGCGTCTCGAGGTCAACGGCTGGCCGATCATCCTCGATCCCGAGAACCTGGTCGTCGTTGGTGCGCCGGCGGCGCCCGGGTTCGACGGACCGCGGCTGACGAGGACACACGGCGTCTTCCCCCGGGGTGCCGGCAACGTCGTGATCGACGGGCTGTTCGGCTTCACGGAGCCGGATGGCACGGCGATCGGCCGCGTGCCGCGCGCGATTCGTCGGGCGACGATCTTGCTCACGCTCCGGTGCCTCGCGCCGCTCGCTGATGTCCACGGTGATGACACGCGCAACCAGTGGCGGATCGTCGAGGAGCGGACCCGTGACCAGTCGGTCAGGTTCGCCGAGCCAGAGCGCGCGCTGCTCACGGGGGACGCCGAGATTGACCGCCTCCTGCTCGCCTACGGCCGCCCTGCGGCCATGGGAGCCGCCTGATGGCCGGGCGTCTGATCTTCCCCGTCGCGGCCGAGCTGTATCGCGTCGATCCGGCGGCGATGGCCGCGGACCCGGACGGCCCCGGCCCGCTGGGCTCAGGGCTGGATTCCGACTTCCATGAGCCGGTCGTCCGCGACGTCGCCGCCGACCGCGGTCGCCGCGAGCTGCCGCCAGTCCGCGTGCGCTGCCAGGTTGAGCCGGAGCGCCAAGAGCTCCTCCTCATGACACCGGCCGGCAACGCGCCGTTGTCGCGACTCGCCCTGGTGATGCACGCGCAGGACCTCGATCGCCGCGGCCTTCTCGACCGCGTCACGGGGGAGGCGCGGCTTCATCCCGGCGACCGCCTCGGCGGCCTCTACGACGTCACCGGCGCCCCGCTCCACATCATCAGGACGCCGCCCGGCCTCTACGTGACCGAAGTGCGCCCCATCGGCTTCGGCCTCAATCGCCGCAAGGCGACCCGCAACCTGTTCCTCGTCACGTTCGAGGACCGGCCGCAGGCGGCGCGGAGGGCTGGGGCGTGATCCGGAAGACGGGGGATTGGCAGCGGGCCCGCGAGCTCGTTCGAAGGCTGCCACACGCAGCACCGCGCGCTCTTCGTCGTGCCGTGCTCCAGGAGGCGCACGCGCTCCGCAAGTCCATCGTTGAGGGGCTCACGAAGCAAGCTCCCGGTGGCGAGTCGATCAGACCACCGGCAGAGCTGACGCTGGCGGCCCGTCGGCTGGCCGGGTTCACGGGCACGAAGGCGCTCATCCGTCGCGCCGACCTGCGGAACGCCATCGCCGTCATCGACAGCGGCGCCGAGATCTTCGTCGGCATCCCTCGCTCCGCGACCAGCCAGGACGGGACGTCCCTGGTCTATGTCGCGCGGGTCCAGGAATTCGGCAGCGAGCCCATCATCATCCCGATCACGCCCGCGATGCGGCGGTTCCTTGCCGTCCTCTACCGCGCCGCCGGGCGTGAGCTCCCCCGCGACGGTGCCGGCCGTGGCGTCGTCGTGGTCGAGGTGCCGCCGCGGCCCTTCATTCGCCCGGCGGTGGCGACGTTTCTGCCAGGCCTCGAGCGCCGGCTCGCTCGCCGCGTGGCCGAGGCCCTACGTCTCCCGGGAGGGCGCTGATGGCGGTCCCTGTGATCGAGTCCATCGCCCCATCCGCGGGGCCCGCGTCGGGCGGCGAGCTCGTCCGCATCGTCGCCAGCGATCTCGCAGGGCAGGTGGCCATCTACTTCGGCACGCAGCGAGCGTGGCGTGTCCAGCTTCACGCCGAAGCAGGGCGCGGTGTCGTGGACGCTTGGGCGCCAGCGCACGCGCCGGGCGCGGTCGACGTTGTGGTGCAGAACCTGGACGCCAATGGCGCCCCGGTTCCGGGCGAGCGCGCCACCGCGGTCGCCGGCTACCGATTCGTTCGCCCCGACCTCCGATGTGAGGACGACGTCACGAGGCTGGTCCGCGCGCTCCTACGGGCGCTCAAGGACCAGATCTTCGATGAGGTCCACCTGAGCGTCGCTGTGGACTATGGACAGCCCTCGGGGGATGGCCTCCGCGTCACCGCGCTCGCCAGCCTCCCGTCTCTTGTCCTCTCCGGACCGCAGCTCCGCGACAACGCCTTCCTCACCGACCGGGCCTCGACCTCTCACGTCGTTCCGGGGCTCACCGGAGACGACATCCTCGTGCGTCGGCCTGTTGACGCGTTCGACCTCTCCTTCACCCTGACCGGCGCCTCCGACCGCAGCGTCGAGCTGCTGAACCTCGTCGCGGCGGTGATGCGGTTCCTGGACCGGAACCGCTGGCTCTCGATCGACCGCGATCCCGACCGGCCCGAGCTCGGCGCCGTGCGCTTCGAGCTCGACCGCGAGGGCGACACGCGCACACGGATGGCGGGCGCCGACGGGGTCCACGCCTTCAACACGGGCCTCGTCATTCGCGGCGTTCCCCTCGTTGAGGGGCCACCGATCGACCGCACGCGGCGCCTCACCACCCTCTCGCTCTAACGCGGCGCCGCGCGCGCCGAGGAAGCCGTCCCATGGCTGAACTTCTTTCGTCCAAGGTTGCGATCATCGAGGAACCGCCGCGCGTTCGCGGCATCCCGGGTCTTCCGACAGCGGTGGCCGGCGCCGTCGGTATCGCCGAGCGCGGGCCCGTTGGCGAGGCCGTCCTGGTCACCAGCATCGAGGAGTTCCAACGCACGTTCGGTGCGATCGCGACGGACCTGGGGTTGGCCGCCCTTGGCTTCTTCCAGAACGGCGGCGCTCAGCTGTGGGTCGTTCGGACCGTGCACTACACGAGCATCGACGACCAGAGCACAGCGACCGCGGCGCGTTCGTCGGTGGCGGTCGTCGCCGGCCAGGACAACGCCCCTGTGTTCCGCATCGAGGCGAAGTACGTTGGCGCGTACGGCAACCGCATCTCGGTCGAGATTGACCCGGCGACCAACGGCCAGAGCACGGCCTTCGACCTCGCTGTCGTCGAGGGCGGCGTCACGCGCGAGACCTTCGCGAACCTCTCGATGTCGCCGACCCACCAGCGGCATTTCGCGACGATCATCAACGACCCGCAGCGCGGTTCGCGGCTGGTGAAAGCGGTCGACCTCGCCGTCACGAACGCGCCCGTCCCGGCCGCGCAAACCGTCGTACTGAGCGCCGGCTCTGATGGTCTCGGCGGTCTGGTGGATGCGGATTTCACGGGCTCACCGACCGGAAAGACCGGCCTACACGCCCTCGATGGTGTCGCAGACCTTTCGATCCTACTGGTTCCTGGGCGTGCGACCGCTGCTGTCCACGTCGACATGCTCGAGTACTGCGAGATCGTACGCGGTGGCAGCGCGTTCGCGATCTTGGATCCGCCCGCGAACCAGTCCGCGAGCCAGATCGTCACGTATGTCAGCCAGACCGCCGGCATCGAGAACTACTCCGAGTACGGCGCGATCTACTGGCCTCGGATCCGCGTCCCGAACCCGAACCCCTCGGCCTTCGGCAACGCGCCTGACATCAGCGCCCCGCCTTCCGGGGCCATCGCCGGGGTGTACGCGCGCACCGACGGAGCCCAGCCCGGCGGCGTCTACAACGCACCCGCGGGCGTAGAGGTCGGCCGTCTCCTGGGTGCCCTCGGCTTCGAGCACGGCGAGTCGAACGACGAGAAGAAGCGCGACCTGGTCTACCCACACCGGGTCAACCCCCTTCGCACGGACGCCGGGGCGCCGCGCTACATCGACGGCTCGAGGACGCTGAAGGGCGACGGCAACTTCCCCTCCGTCCCGGAACGACGCGGCGTCTCGTTCATCGAGCGGTCGCTTCGTCGCGGTCTGGAAGTGGCGCGGCATCGCAGCAACGACGAGCGTCTGCGCTCCGAGGTGCGCAACACCATCACCGCATTCCTCACCGCGCAGATGAATGTCGGCGCGTTCGCGAGCCGCGACCCAAAGACGGCGTTCTTCGTCGAGGTCGAGGACGATGTCCAGGCGCGCTTCCGCGGCGAGCTCCACGTTCG